CTATGGCCATGGTGCGTGCGTTGAACAGGATGACAAAGGCCGGGATGCCAGAAAGCGTGCGTATTGCCTGAAAATCCAGCCAGCTACAGGGGCGTTCGCACGAAATCTTATTTATTCAACAAAGCCGTGTTCTGGCTATGTATGGGCACATCAGGGTTGATATCTCTTAGCGTTAACTTGCCGCGCCGGGAGGTAGCGGGTATCTCAGGTCGATTTGTGGCGCATCGCTTAGAAGCCGGCCAGATCTTGCCATCAGGTATCCGGCGATTTCTTCAGGCGTCAAATCTACATGGAGCATGTCTTCATTCTGGAACCATTCATTAGGCCAGTAGATGAGATCGGACGGATTGGCATCAAAGTTTTTCTCCAGCAATCCCAGCGCGTAGCTTTGTTCCGATTCCTTGCCTTCAGCATTGCATACGAAACTGATTATCTGAACTAGTTCATCCCAGGATAAATCCGCAACGTATTTCTCCTGATTAAATGCCATCCGGGTAAAGTTCTTTGCGTCGGTCCATGAGGAAAAGTCACGGAAATCAGAGAATTCATACGGATTAATGACCTGCCTGTTCCAGTCATCAATCATCATGTTTAGCCCTGCGTCTTCTTCGTCAGTGCCGTTATCAATTTGCGACAGTATCTCTTCGGCCATATCCGCTAGTTCCTTAAGTTTCTGACGGCTGATTTTGGCTGGCTTCATGCGTTCGGGTAATGGCATCGGGGTCTTCCTTGTTAGGTTGAGACATGGCAGCGACGGGTCGTTAGACAATCTTCGTCAAAGGCTCATCCAAAGTCCATAAACAATCGATTCCATTTCTGATAACGATCGGGAACGGTTAAAGCGACGATGTGATGAATACCTAGAGAAGGTAAAACACCCACCAGCCCGCGCCGAAGATTTTGGCAGTACCCAAAAGTGGGAAATGAGACCGGGCCCCCGGAGAATTGCTACGGCCCAATGATGAAGCCAGAATAAATCAGAAACGATCGTGTTTTCCAAATGATAAAAAAGGAGTTAACTATGATGAGAGCCAGGCGTTAACGTCCTGGAATTAAAAACAGGAAGGGGGAGAGGGAATGAGGCGTTTTTTTCTTAAATCATTAGCCGCAGGTGTTTTTGTTTTAGCCAACTCAGGCGTTCAGGCTTCGTCAGTCTCTGCTTCTGATACGACGCCCCAGATGGCCTACGAGGATATCTCTCGCTCCTTACCTGACCTGGAACCCATCACTTTCCAGGCAGGTGCAGAAAAGCACAAGCTCTTAGTTTTTGTCGATAACCAATGTATTTATTGCAGCTATGTCGTTAAAAATATCAAAAAATATACTGACGCAGGACTGACAATGTCATTTCTGACGGTGGTGCCGGCATCCATCAAGGATTCAGTTATCGAAGATATGGGGCGGGTCTGGTGCGCGTCGGATCGCCAGAAAAGTCTTCAGAATGCCATGGCCGGTTTTTTACCAGACAATGACAGCTCGGAAAAATGTAAAAATCTGGTGATTAAACAATCAGCGCTGGCTGATCGGCTTGGCGTTGAGGTGACACCTGCGATGGTTGTGCTGGATAAGTCCGCCCATACATTCCTTGGCAGTGTTTCTCCTGACAAAATTCTCTCCGAGCTCCAGTGAGCAGATGAGAATCGTAAATGATTTTATTGGCCGCTGCTCCTTCATAGTGGCTTAAGCAACCCTGAGAAGCTTCACCCAACTTAGCGTTGATAATAATTCTGAGTTGGGTTGTCTGTCGCAATATTAGCGCAGTATTCGATGAGTATTGTACGGCGAATGATTGTGTGTTCTGGTCAAAATGAAGAGGTGAGACCATGATAATGGATTACCTGTTGATGTCGTACATTGCGCTCGCTTCCTGCTGGCCCGTGACGCTGATCCTGCTGTCGGTTGCTATTGTCGTTTTACTGAATGCTGAACGCCGGGTGCTGAATGTGTCCATTGTTGCCCTGGTTGGTTTTCTGGTCTTTGCTGCCTGGCAGTTCGGGGCAACTATGCGTAGCCCCTCTTCATTTCTGGCGGGTGGTGCAGGAAGCTTTGCACATCCTGCCGGGATAGAAAGCCGGTAATACCCCCGACCCCGCTATCAATACCTGACCACTCTAATAACTGTGCAAATCTGCACAGTTTCTTTCATTAGCTCATAAACCAATCAATTTCCCTTCTGGTAACGATCGAATTTACTCTTTCATGTTTTGCAATATAAGTAATGATCATTTCATTTTATGCAATTATAATGACTGTATAAATATCAGGGGGTGGCATATGTCCAGACAAAACGTAAATGTAAAACCGGTATTACTCAGCCATGAGCAGATAAAGGCGCTGGCTGAAATTCGCGAACAGCACCGCAAGGCGTCCAGTGTGGGCGTCGCACCAACTATCCACGAGATTGCCCGCGGGCTGATTGATAAAGCGCTGGAATCTCTGTCTGACGGAGCGAAAGCATGAATGCTGAAACTTTGAAGGACTTTTTAATCAGCCTGGGCTTCAAGGTGGATGATGCCGGAGCCAGAAAGTTTGATGCCATCGTTACCGGCGCGACACTCAAGGCAATCGAGCTCGGTACCAAAGTAGAGCTGGCCGCTGCGTCTGTGGTGGCGTTTACCGCAAAAGTCGCCAGCAGCCTCGATAACCTGTACTGGGCTTCTCAGCGAACCGGTGCGACGGTGCAGGGCATCAAGCAGATCGGCTTTGCCGTCAGCCAGATGGGCGGCAGTGTGGACGCCGCACGCGGCTCTCTCGAAAGTTTGGCTCAGTTCATCCGTACCAGTCCGGGCGCCGAGGGCTTCCTTAACCGTCTGGGCGTGCAGACACGCGACGCCAGCGGCAACATGCGCGATATGGCGACGATCTTTACCGGCGTCGGCCAGCGCCTCAGCAGCATGCCGTACTACCGTGCAAACCAGTACGCGCAGATGCTGGGCATGGATGAAAATACCCTGCTGGCGATGCGTCGCGGCATCGGCGAGTACATGGGCCAGTACAACGCCATGAAAAAGGCCATCGGGTTTAATCCTGATCAGGCTGCGGCGGCATCTAACCGGTTTATGACGTCACTCCGGTCGTTCGGCGAAATGGCGGGTATGGCGCGGGATAAAATCGGCTCTAACCTCGCGGGTGGTCTCGCTGGCGCCATTGATAACCTTCGCCGCCAGATCCTCGATAACTTCCCGAAAATAGAGCGCACCATTAACGCGGTTGTGAAAGGCATTCTCTGGATGGGGGAGGCCGTCGGCCGGGTGGTCTATCGGCTGATACAGACCGCGGGTGATATCCGGGACTGGTGGAAAGGGCTGGATGAAGACTCTCAGAAACTCATCGGTACGCTTGGCGGTATGCTGGTGGTCTGGCGACTGCTGAACGCCGCCATGCTTGCTTCTCCGATTACCTGGGTGCTGGCGCTCGCTGGTGCGCTTCTGCTGCTGTACGACGATTACAAGACGTTTAAGGAGCACGGCAAAAGCCTTATTGACTGGAAGCAGTGGGAACCTGCCATTGAGAAAGCCAAGGCGGCGATATTATGGCTTCGCGACAAGTTGTTGGGTCTGAAAGACGATGTCGGAGGCTGGAAAAATGCCCTGGAGGGAATTGCTACCTTCATGGCTGGTGCATGGGTGGCGAAAATTATTGGTGCTCATTCTAAACTGATGGGCCTCCCGTTACCGCCTTGGCTGAAGCTCTGGGCTCTGTATGCCGGGTATATTGTCAGCGATAAAGACAACATCTCTGACAACGCCAAATCTTCCTGGAATTACACGAAGCGAAACATCGGTGATGCGCTGGCTGCGATTGGTATCAAAACAGATCTTGGCCGGAAAGATGTCAGTGAAGTTCGTGACCACCCGGCATGGATGGACTGGTTACTCGGCCCCGGAAAGATTATCCGTCAAGGTCAGAGTAACGGCGTTGTATATGGGCCCAATATTCAGGGTGACATTCCGGGCGGTGGTACCGTTGCCGACAGAAACAACAATCCAGGCAATATCCGTCCCGTGGGTGGTGGGGGCTTCCGAATGTTCCAGTCAGCTATCCACGGCTGGGAAGCGATGAAGAACCAACTGATGCGCTACTTCACAGGGAAGACGACCGGCCGCCGCCTGCAGAGCATCATGGATATCGTCAGCACCTGGGCACCCGCGGGAGACAATAACGACCCGCAGCAGTATGCCAGGCAGGTAGCCGGGTGGATGGGCGTATCGCCGACAGCAGCGCTTAACCTGTCCGATCCAAATACGATGGGTGCGCTTATGCAGTCTATGGCCCGCAAGGAGGGCTATTCGAACTGGAATAGCCCACTGGCTCATCAGGCAGCTGGGGCAACGCTGAATCAGGAAACGAACATCCATATCCACGGCGTCAATAATCCGCGAGAGGCGGCAAATCTGGTAGTCGAAAAGCAGAATGCCATAAACAATCGCGCAACTCAGGATCTGGCAGGGGGCAACTGATGGATATTCTTTCTACGTTGTTCCAGCAGCATAGCCGTAATATCGGGATTATCGTGCCGGATGTAGTGGTATCAGAAAAGCACAGCGATGTGCTGGAGATTACCGAGCATCCCGTCGAGAAGGTCACCAGCTCAGGTACGGGGGTTATGACAGACCATGCCTACCGCCGGCCGTCCGAAGTCGTCATGGAGGTGGGTTTCGCCGGCGGCGGGTCATTGCTGGATTTATTTGATACCACCAGCCTTGGCATTAAAGTGAAGCTGAGCCCGAGAGAGGTTTATCAGCAAATCCTCGACCTGCAGCGCTCGCGGGAGCCGTTCGACGTCACTACGGGCAAGCGGCTGTACACCAACATGCTGATCCGTAGTCTGGAGGTCACCACTGACCGTACCAGCGAAAACGTCCTGCGTGCTGTTCTGACGCTTCGAGAGGTCATTATCACGCAGACCCAGAGCATAACAGTAGCCGATAAGGCTGATATGGCGCTCGGCGTTAATACCTCGGCAGTCCAGGACAAGGGCGTAAAAAACCCAGTTCCTGTCAATGAATCATTAATCTATAAACTCAGCAAACTGGCAGGTGTTAAATGAGTGTGACCGAAATTCCGTTAAGCCCCGACAGCCAGAGCTTCAGCGCTACCCTGAACGGCACCGAATATCGGATGCGTGTGTTATGGCGGGGTGCCTGCTGGTTCCTCGATCTGATGGACAGTGCTGGTACGCTGATAATCGGCGGCATCCCGCTTATCACTGGTGCTGATCTGCTGGCGCAATACACTTACCTCAATCTGGGATTTTCGCTGTATGTGGTCTGCGATGACCCGGCCCGCGAAAACCCAACTCAGTTTGATCTCGGCATTAACAGCCATCTTTACGCAGAGACAGAGGAATAACCATGTCAAAGAACTGGATGCGGCATTTCGAGCTAGTGCTCACCGATAACGAAGGTAAAGGCCTGGTACTCAGTGAGTTTAAAGCGACGTTCGAAATCGAATGGAACGATAACAAATGGCCCAGCGTGGCGACCGTGCGCGTTTATAACGTGGCCAGCAAGACGGCAAACCGCATTATGGGCCGTGAGTTCTCGAAAATGAAAATCATCGCCGGGTACGATGGCATTGCGCCAGTTGTTCCGGCCAGCGAAGTAGGCAAGGTTCACGAGGTGGATCCGTCTCAGGTCGGGCAGACGAACGGCGCCAACTATGGGGTAATTTTCAGCGGAGATATCCGTTTTACCGTCACCGGGAAAGATAACGTTACCGACAGTTGGGTGCAGGTTCAGGCGTGCGATGGTCAGGAAGCGTTTTCGAAGGCGTTTATCAGTACGACACTGGCTAAAGGTTACACCGTGAAAGACGTGTATAACGAGCTGATGCGTGCGCTTGAGCCCTACGGCATTGTCAGCGGCACGGTACCGGAATTCCCGTCTACGGTCTTCCCGCGCGGACGCGTGTTGCACGGTACCGTTCAGCAGTACCTCGATAATGTCGCGAATCAGTGCGGTGCCCGCTGGCAGTTTGCTTACGGCCGGGTGGATATGCTCACCGCTGATATGGCCATGCATAAGGCGGTTGTCCTGAATTCAGACACCGGGCTGGTGGGCATGCCGCAGCAGACGATCGGCGGCGGGGTAAATGTGAAATGCCTTATCAACCCAAACATCCGGCTGAATGGCCTTATTCAACTGGATCAGACCTCCATCTACCGCGCCCAGCTATCAGGCGAGCAGGTGAAACAGTCTGGATCGATTACCGTCGATACCGTCAACGGCAATCAGGTGACGACCGGTCTGGCCCAACGGCAGAACCCGGCCAGCATCGCAACGGATGGCGTCTATCTGGTGCGCTTTATTATTTATCGCGGTGATACCCGCGGGCAGGAGTGGTATATGGACATGGCCTGTGAAGCGCGTGGCGCGGCGGATGTATTCTCAAGTTCATTTATGAATAAGCAGAGCCAAGAATGAAAAAAATAATATTGCTGATTGGTATTTTGAGTACAGGTGTAAGCCACGCCGCAAGGACTATCACCATGCAGTGCGGAAACTTTCGGTTTGAGATGATTGAAAACTCAATGGCAAGGATCAACGGGGAGTTTGTGACATCACAAAAAATTACCGAGTCTGGTAATAATGGGGCGGTCGTGGAAATGACGCTTATGCCTGCACGAGACGGCAACATGTACGGTTTTGAGTACGTGCATCCGGATGGAAGCAAAAAACACTGGCTTAATGTCGAGCTGATTCGGCGGGTTATGGAAGAGCCCCGCATTATCGGAAGTTTCGACTGTAAGCGCGTTCAGGGCTAAGGGGCAAAAGATGGCGAATATCAGACCTGCTGAACTTCAGGAAACACTGGAGCGTGTGAGGGAAAAATCTGTCGCAAACGCCAGGACAGCATTACCTAGCGTAATCCTGTCATTTGACCCGGATACGGTGACCTGCGTTGTGTCGCTTTGCAGCAAATCGAGCAAGCCGGTACCGTACGAAGATATCGGCAAAACGGAGTCTATGGATTTCCCGCTGCTGGTGGACCTGCCAGTGGTCTTTCCTCGCGGTGGCGGCGTTACGCTGACCTTCCCGCTGGCTGAAGGTGATGAATGCCTGGTTGTGTTCTCCGACCGCTGTATCGACTTCTGGTGGCAGAACGGCGGGACACAGGAGCTGGTGGACTGGCGCAGTCATGATTTATCGGATGCGTTTGTTATTCCCGGCCCGCAGTCGCAGGCGAAGAAAATCAGCGGTATCAGCACCACGGCTGCGCAGTTGCGTACCGATGACGGCGCCGCATTCATTGAGCTGGCCGCAGGGCATGACGTCACCGTTAAAACTCCGGGTAAGTTGACAGCCAGCGCCGATAGCGGAACGGAAATAACCTCACCTGAAATCATCCTTAACGGCAACGTGACGATCAACGGCAACCTGTCGCAGGGAATGGGCGATAGCGGCGGCACGGCAACGATTCTGGGCCCTGTTACCGTAACCAAAGACGTGGCTGCAGGCGGTAAGAGCCTGATGACGCACACGCACGGAGGGGTTGAGCATGGCAACGACAGCACCGGCGCACCGCAGTAAGTGATTTCCTTTGGCTGGCATTGCTTGCCACCAGCGGGCTTATGGAGATATCTATGTTAATGAGTAAAGCCGAGTATGCGCGTCATCGCGGGGTAAGCCGCCAGACGGTATATGACTGGGTGGCGAAAGGTGAAGTCGTGGTCTCTGGCACGAAAATCGATGTAAAAGCGACTGAACGCCAGCAGCAACAGCACTCATCCCCCAAAAATGATACTCAAACTACAGCACCTTCTTTTTGGCCGCATCGAACACGGGAGCTAACTTGGTCAGAATGCTGGAAAGAAATAAAATCGGGGGATGATAAATTCCCTGCCCCAGATAACGATGATGGCCTAATAGAAGCTGTTTCTGCCGCGGCTGATGAGTTGGGATATGATGTTGAGTTTCTCGAAGAGGGAGGTATTTTCCTTGATACACAGGATGCGGAATTTTACTTCCAGCGCTATGAGCTCAAGGAGAATGCAGCACAACTACTGCTGACGCTAAGGCGCGAGCTTTACTACACCGCTTCCGAATACCCTGATGAGATAGCCGATTGGAGCCCCGAAGGGATAAAGGCTCTGTCTCTTTGGAAGAAGTGATAACTGTAAAGTGTCAACCGGAGCCGAAGAAACGAAACTCGGCAGGTTGACACTTTTATCGAGAAACCGTCAAAAACGAAACCGATAGCTTTACAGTTTCCTCAGCGAATATTGCTGCAAGCACTGCCGTTACTGGGTTTATGCGATTTAACCTCATCGCGAAAGTGTCAACTCGATGCTTAGAAATGCCTGGTATTTAGGGAAAAGTGTCAGCCTTACCCCTTAATATTGCCTAATGATTTCGGAAATTCATTTCCCGATTTTCTGACAAGTAGGCTCAGCTTCTTAAGGTTCTTGTCGGGCTATATCCCTTTTATTTAGGCTATTTTCCCCATGGTAAGCTGTGTTTCCAATGCCGGTGAATGCTGTAAACTGCGCCGAATGCCCTACCCCTTGAGATGATACGAATTGATACGGTTACTGGCAGGGAGAGCTGATAATTGCACTGGCTGACTTACCCTGTGAGGTATACAGATTTATTCATTTTTTAGGGGGGATTGTGGATAAAGAGCTAAGGCAGAGACTGCTGACGCAGCGTAAAGAGCTCGATGATTTTTGCCATTTGCGGCGCGAGCTTCGTGAGCAGGGTAATGACTGGCTGCCGTACCCTGAACACTTACGGGCTGTTCCTTGTGGCGCGACAACCCGCGCGGGTACGCCGTGCAAAATGACCGCAATATACCGGAATGGTCGCTGTAAGCTGCACGGCGGAAAAAGTACCGGGGCAAAGACCAGGGTGGGCCGTAAACGTCAGCTCGACGGCTATCGGGCATGGCTGCAGAAACAGCGAGACAGCAAGGCGGGCAGGAAGAGAACGCGCGAATATACCAGCGATGTGGCCAGAATAGGTGCTTCAACCTTATCGGAGCTCGGAACCAGCGAAACGGACAGAACGTTACAACCAGTCGATGGTATTAGCGTACGCCTTTCAGGTGGTACGCTGGTGGTAGTGCTGCCGCACGGTCATAGCATCTCGGTAACGCTTACAACCACCAGCCCACGACATGGTGGCGCCCGATGGTGGTATGTTTGTCCGGATTGCGGGGGACGTAAAGCCTCCCTGTATATTCACAATGAATCACTGTGCTGTCGGCGGTGTGCCGGTCTTCATTACGCCAGCCAGAGCAAATAGCCTTATCGGGAGAAAGTTGATGAAACCTGAATACCTTGCAGAAATTGTCGCAGCCAGTATCAGAGTAGGCGGCGGTACGGTATCACCGTTTGATGCCCGCGAACTGGAACGCATGATTGTCAGCCGTGCAGTGAACCGGGAGCGGTTTATTCAGAAGATCAGGTCTCCCACGTTCGAATGGAAAAAACCATTGCCAAAACGTTGAGCATACAGCGATAAACAAGCGGGCAAAGGATGAGGGGGAGGTTTCCGCTGAAAAGTTTCCGCCATGCCCACTGGCGATTTGCCGCCAGAAACGCAACAGCAGGGGTGGAAACCCATCACAACACCATGTTTTTAGTCCGGTAATCAGCGAGAGCTAGCATGGTGGCTATGGTCGGATACTGTTGCTGTCAGGCTCGCTCTTGAAAAATATTAAGGTTCATTGATACTTGGATAAGGTAAGTATTACTAACGCGTTCGTTATGTTGAATAAACAGGAGCCTGATTTCACATGTCAGATATTGAACTTGAAAGATTTAAGGCAATGCTTCGTGATGAGTCTATCGATGACCTGCTAACCGCGCTTGCGTACAAGATGCCGCTGCACAGATTAGACCCATTAATCATCAGGGGGCGAACAGAACACATTACAAATTCGGAATTAATCGAGTCGTTTGACCGATTATATAAGGCCGGGATTTTGATGACTGGTGAGAATGGTCAAGTAGTTAAGGGGCCTAAATGGGTTGAACCAGAGTTCGTAAAAACAGAGAAATACTTTCCCCATCCGCGGTGATAGCAATATCCGGATTTCCCGGAAATCGGTTCATGTCCACGAGGTCACCGACTAAGCCGAGCGCATTTTCAGCTACGTACATTTATCTTCTCGTTTCCGATATCAACCCCAGACAGCACTCACGCACGGTGGTGAAGAGCCTGGCGGTAGCAATACCAGCCGCACGGCAGTAAGTGATTTTCCTCTGGCTGTTATTGTCGGCCACCAGCGGTAGGACAGGGATGCACCACAGCTTTCATTGTTAAGAATTGTTAAGGTTAAAACGGGGTTTGCGGGTCCCTGCCAGTGGCTTACAGCATTGCGCGGTAACTGTTAGTTTGCGCCAGTCAACTGCGTACGTTTAACGTACGGACATCGTAACCTTTTGATAGAGTCGATTATCGCGATTCGCGATAAATGGCTAACCCTCTGATTCTTTCGAAAACCTGCATCGCAGGTGCTCGCACAGCAGGCTGATAACGCGTGGTTATAACGATTCGTTAGAACCAGATAGCCGCTGCCGAGCTAACCGGCTTGCCTGAACTGGCGTGATTGAGTGCCATTTCTGCCCGAGCTGGTGGCTATCGGTTTCGACTAAACTCGCGTCCGTAATTAATTTAACTCATTGAAAATAAATAACTCTCGTACTTTGTCAGGCTTCAAGTGTATTTCACGTGCATTTTCATGTCCTTGTGGGGTCTTGCTTCTGTCTAATGTTTAGAAACATGTGTAAAATCTTGATCCCCTAATTTCAAGGAAGTAACGGATGACGGTGCTTGCCCCACCTCCTGAAATATGTATTTATTCTGACGAATACCGACCTGGTACCCTTCAGTTTCTCAACTTCATCGAGACGATGGGGGTCAAGCATGGTCGTAAACTTGAGATCGATTTATCCAAGGTAAGATTTGCATCTGCAGCGGCATCGGTGCTGTTTTTTGCGGTAGTTAATCGAGCACAGTTGCTAACAGGAGATCCCCACTTAATACGCTTCAAGTGGCCAAAAAAGGAGAAGAATCCTGAGGGGCACCGCTGGATCGTAAGTACGGGGCTCTCGCGAGCATTGCTGGCCGGGACTGAAGAAAAGCTTCAGGCTCTTACCCACGAGGAACGTTTTTTTCAGTCTGCTGTCGAACCTTTTGAGCATATCGTTGAAACTGTAACCATGCTGCAAAGGAAAGCTGTCTTAAATGATGAACAGCTGGATTTGTTGCTAACAGCTATCAGTGAGGCTTTGCTTAATGTCTCTCACCATGCGTATGAAGATGATGCTTTCAAAGATGATTTGCTTCTATTGAAAGGTAAGCGCTGGTGGCAATGTGCTTGGTTCAATCCAGAAGAAAACCGCGTTGTTTTCATTGTATGTGACCTTGGCTTGGGGATTTTTAAGAGTTTCATGCCTGATGATGATGGTCTTAGCACTCAAAACGAAGTATCTTCTGTAGAAAGAGCTATGCTGGTTGGTGAATCTCGTTTTGTTGGCTCTGGTCGAGGCAACGGTTCAGAAGATATCAAACGGCCGATTGGCGTTGGTTGTGTAGATGATGAGACACTACTAATCCTAACTGGACGTGCTCAATACAACTATAATTCTAATGACAGCTGTCCTCGGTGTGAGAGACTTACTGAATACATACCAGGAACTTTACTACAGTGGTCGCTGGTTCCCAGGAGATGATTTTATGAGAAACATCGTCATTGCGAAGGAGTTCTCCAGAACACCATTCGGACGCTATACCACAGACAGTCCCAACAGTGCTGAACGTTTCCGCAGGGATTTTCTGGTTCCAGCTCTGAAAGGTGAAGAAAAGGAAGTCATTGTCGACTTCCGTGGCATAGCTTTGGGGGTCGGTTCTTCCTTCCTCGAAGAGGCTTTCGGAGGATTAATCCGAAAAGAAGGGTTACCAAAAGCCAACATCAAAGCTCGGCTCGTAATCAAGAGTGACGTGCCGTTTTACAAAGAGCAAATAGAAAAATTTATCGATATGGCTCAGCCGGAACGAGCTTAAGGGTAAGAGTTGATCACAGCATCACCAAAGATAATTTTTGTTCAAATGGGACAACATGCAGAAAAATCTGAGTCACTCTTTGCCCAAATCGGACAGTACTCGTGGTGCATAACCCTTATAGGTCTTTGCATCGCTCTTCTCGGATGGCGAGTTGCTTATAACAATTCGAAAAGGCTCGCTACCCGGTCAGAGTCCAAGTCCATAATCGATTCAGTATCGAAGTTAGTGATTGAAATTTCTGATCTTTCTATTGATTTCTGGCTTAATAAATCATCACCAATTGATCATTGCTTAGATCTAGGACAGCAGAACAAAGAAAGGGCGATTAAGACAAATCAGTCCTCAATCTATCTGTTCAACGTCCTAGCTAAGGCACAGCAGATCGCAAAGCTCGCAGAAGTATTGGATCTCCGTGGGCTATCTATTCCTGACAATTTTCTCTCAACAGTAATGGAAAAAACAACTCTGGACTGTGAGACTGCTTATCAACTCGACTCTGAACTCCGCACTATAAGGTCTCAGGAAATCGTGAGCGCTTGTATGCAAGTTGTTCATGCTCTGCATGAAACCTTCCAGTTTTACCACCCTCCAGCTAAACAAGAGACGTTCTTCCAAATGATATCTCGGAAGTATAGTGAAATGGAAAATTGGCATAACGAATTAAGATAAAGGCTCTTATGAGCCTTTTCTCATTACACTGGTACTGCCGTCATATTCAGCTAGGTATTTACAGTAATTGCGGAATATCATTTCCGGTCCTTTGTGGCCCATCTGCCCGGCAAGCCAGAAGAGGTTAACGCCCTGGCTAATATGCTTGGTGGCGAATGTGTGCCGCGTCTGGTACGGGTTACGGTAGCGCACGCCAGCTTTTTTCAGGGGCGGCACCCATGCTTTTTTACGGATCGCGTCGGCGTTCGCCCAGGGCTCTCCCGGTTTCGTGTTGCTAAATATGAATTCGCTTTTCATAAACGTGAATTGTTTCTGCGCCTATAGCCCCCTTCTTTAAGAGGGTAAGTAGACATGGATATGGACATGGCTTTAGCCCCGCTGATGTATGCAAATGTTAACGTTTTTCCGGTCCTGCTGGTGGGCGAATCTTTACATTTCTTGGCGCCGGAATGCGACAAATTGCGACGTTTTCCCCATACTCAAAGTAAGCGTCGTCTCAGCACCGTCTGGCAGATCCTGATATTCCTGAGAGGATAGTGGACACCAAATATGGTGGACGCTATCCATGAAATCATTAACCGCAGTGCGTAAAAAAAGCCCTAATT